CTTCATGCTTCTTAATTTGGTTTAATAAACTCATTCTTCATCAGTCCAAGCACTCTTAGCAAGTTCTGTTAATATCTCAGTATGATTGTAAGTAGTTAGTCCATCAAAACAATTTGGAGTATCACCATCAAACTTTAATATAGCCTTACTACCATCTAATGTCTTTCTTAATGTATCCATAGATGTTTGCATTGCACTTACTATCATTTCATCTGTTATATCAGATACATTTACTATAACCCATTTTCTATTAGAATAGTCCATTATGGTGTATCTCCTTCTATATTGGTTGCTCCCATATTTTTTAAACAACCTGCTCCATCACCCATTTTTTGTATTTTAGCATTATCAATATAAAAATCACCACTTGTATTACCATGTCCATGTATTACCAAATATGCTCCACTACCCCCTGCTGTATCTGTATATGCAAGTGATACTTTATTCCAGGCATCTTGTGTTAAGCCTGAAAAAGCAGTATCATTTGCCCAATCTGAATTGTCACCTTTTCTTATTGCAATTCTTGCAGTAGTTGCATCATCAGGATATATTTGGAAGGTAACATAATATGTTTTATTTGTTTCTGTTGTAAAATTATCACTTTGAATGCCTTGACTACTGCCATCAACAGTAAATTTTCTTGAATAAGTTCCTTCATATACTTGTGTTGTGCTTCTTACATTAGCATTTACACTATTATAATCAGCCCAATTAGAATCAGCTTCAAAAGAGCCATTAACTACAAGGTTTGTACCTAATGTATTATTTTTTTCATTTCCTATAACACCATTTTTAAAACCTGATTCATCTAAAGCACCATCACCCATTCTATACCAAGCCTGTAAATTGCCTGATGCTACACCTTCTTTATGATTATAAGGTTCTCTACCATTGTATATAGTTTTAACTTGGTTAGCAGTTAATGCTGAAGTATAAAAAACAACTTCTGATATATTACCATTAAATAGATGACCTGGTGTGCTAAAACTTTGTGTGGCTATTGTACCTGAAGTAGTTGTATTTATTGTTGTACCTGATGTATCAGCAGTTTCAACTTCAACACCATTTAAATATATTCTACTTGTAGTACCATCATTAGTGCCAACAAAATGATACCAAACTCCTTCTGTTAAAACTGAATCATATACACCATCAACAGCATTTATACTATACATAATTTTTTCTGCTGAAGTAATAAAAAACATTATTCCATCATCATTTGCATCTCTTGCATCAAATATAAACTTATGTGTTGTATCAGCATTAAATTTAACCCAAGCAGATATAGAATGTACATTATAGTTAAATGCTGACCCTAATTGTATATAATCATTAGAGCCATCAAATGCTAAAGACTTTTCATCTCTGAATACATCACCAGTTGTTGTAATTCTGCCCTTAGCAAACATTAATCTTTTACCACACCAAATTTGAAGATAATATCTTCACCTGAACCAATAACAATATCACCACCACTTGAATTAACTACTGAATAAAATAAATTTTTTGAATCTGATGGTGTTTTACCTACTAAACCAACATTGCTTTTTGTGCATACTTTTGCACCACCAATGTCTGTCCAATTTGATAATTCTACAATAGCAAAAGTATTATCTGCTGAAGCATCAGGTGCATTAACTGCACTACCTACTGTTCCAAAATCAACTCCTGCATCAGTTATAATAAGATATATAGTGCCACCTGTGTCTGATGTATCTATTGCATATATTGATTGCAAAATACAAGCACCACCTTTTACTGCAACTGCATTATTAATGCTTTCATTTTCTGCCATTAAATCACCATTTTGATAAGTTGCTTCTGCTATATCAGGTGTTGAAGTGATTAAATCAACTTCCATCTTGTTTAACTTCTCAACTACTGCATATTTTCTTAATTGTGTTTCTGCCATTTTGATTCTCCTTTAAGGTTGGCTACCATGAACAAGGTTCATAATAATTTATTTATTTTCTTTTTTATCTTTCTTAGATGCTTTCTTAGCTTCTTTCTTAGGCTTTTCTGCCTTGATTTCATTGCCTTTGGCATCACATTCAGTAAATCTTTCTTTTAATGAATTAATATCATGATTAGGTGTAACCTTGATAATTGTTCCATTTGCTTTTTTAAAATATTCCATAAATTTTTTCTCCTGTTGTAACAAAGGGCAGTTTTACCTGCCCTTGTTATTATGATTATCTATTAAGAAACATCAGATAAGATATAAACTCCAAATGCATCATGGATTTCTATTTCTTTCCAAAATCCAGTAGCAACATATTCTGTTGTTCTGAATGAAGCATTTCTTTCTGTTTCTATTCTCATTAATCCTTCAGGTCCTATTGCAAGTCCTAAAGCACCTTTTGAAAATGCAAAACCAGCAGCATCACCACCAGAACCTACATTTTCATTGATTTGATCTGACCAGTAAACATTAAATCCAGCTATTGTTCCAACCATACCATTTACTAATTTAGATTGAGATAGTGGATTATCTGCTTGTGCACCTGCTGAAGGGTCTACTAACAATCCTGATAGACCTTTTGCACCCCATACTTGCTTAGGTGATAACACTAAGTTATATGGAAATGGAGCACCTGCTGCTCTTAACTGTCTCATTGAACCAAAGATATGGTCTAATGCTAAAGCAGTTCCTGCTGCACATTCTGTTTGTGAAAATGATTCACCAAGTGTTACTAAATCATCATCAAGTTTAGCTGATACTGCATTACCTAAAACATCACCAACATTACCTGTATAATCTTCAGCACTACCCATAGCTGCTAAATCAGATACATCTGTTCTAATAACATGCTCTGATACTAAAGCAGTTTTAGCTGCTGTATCAATAGATGTCATTGTAGTGTAATCTGCACCATCTGTTGCTGCACCAACATCACTTGAAGCAATCTTAGTATAATCAACAAATTGAACTGTTAAAGCACCTTTTGGACATTGTCTTGAAGTTATTAGTGGTAACATCACATTAGCTTTGTTAAATGCAACTACTGCATCACCTATAATAGTTCCTACACCACCTACAACTCTTCCTGCACCTGTATCACTTACTGCATCTGCCATGATACTCTCCTTTAATCATTATGTCTTTCAACTGCATAAAGCCTTCATTTTGACATAGCTATTTATTTTTTTTTGCTTGTTCATAAGGCTTTCTTAATGTTCCTTTACCAAATCCACCAAAGTAACCAAAAGACTTAGATATAGACTTACCTTCAGCTTGGTTATTTGCCCTTGTTTCCATTTCATCAATGTATTCATCATAGGACATCTTACCATTCTTATATCTAACATCTACATCACCATCTTTTTGTGGCTTTAATTCCATATCATTCTTAGGGTCTAAATCTTTACCTAATAACTTGCTATGTTTTTTATTCAAAGCCAATGTTAATACCTGAGTTTATTTGTTTTTTAGATTCTTCATAACCTTTAGGGTCTTTAGATGCCCATTCAGAGTAAGAAGAATAACCTCCCATATCACCTGCTTTACCAGTAGTGGCTCTTGCTGATGAAGTAGTAGGTGCTGAAACACTAACAACCTTACTTACATATTTCTCTAATTTATCTAAGCTCAAACCATCTGCAATAGATTTATCATCATCATCAGTTAATTTGCCCATTAATGATTCTCTTTTATTAGCTTGGTAAGTATTCCATTGCTCTGATTGTGTCTTAAATTCATCTCTTTCCTTCTGAACAATATTAAGAGCTTCTTTTAGCTTTCCATCTTCTACCATTTTAGCTTCTTGTTGTTGTTTAGTAGTCTGATTCATTTTATCAATCTGTGCTTGTAACTTACCAACTTGACCTGCTAAATCATTTTTAGCTTGATTAACTTCTGCAAATCTATCATAAGGAACATTTTTTGTATCAGCTTGTGTGCTGTTGTTATTATCCTGAGTATCTTCAGTTGTTTGAGTAACATTTTCTTCTGACATTTTTTACCTCTGTTTGTTGAGTTTTAGTTGAAAATTCTTATATATAATATAACTTACTAAATCTTTTATACAATTATTATTTTCTGCCTATTTTGTATCTTGTAGTCTTATTAGGTCCTAATCTTTTCTTTATATATCTATTAGCTTCCTTAGATAAATAGTTAATAACACCATCAGGCATAGGTTGTGATTTAGATGTTAATACTCTACCCATCTTCTTCAACCATTCTACTCTTGCACCTAATGTAGTCCAACCTATTTGAAATCCATTTCTCATTGTTTTAATTAAGCTATAATCTCTAAGTAAATCAGATGTTAATACTGGTGCATTGCTATTAGCATATTGTGATGCTTGTCTTTTAAATTTGTTTGCTCTTTTGTTTTGTCCATACTTAGATGTGTATGCTTTAAATGGTTTACCAAATACATCTTTAGCATCTTGAAAGATATGCTTTCTATATCTATCTCTAACATTAGGTCCTATCTTTAAAAAAAACATTTTATCAAGCATTTTCTAATCTACTTTCTGCCTTGCTTTGTTCATTAAAACCTAATCCTTCATCTGATGCTATTTCCCATTTGTGTCTGCAATTAAATCCACCACCATCTACTAAAGGTGCTTCACCAAACTGTGTTATTATTTGGTCTAAAGTTAATGCACCAGCAGATGCCATATCTAAACACTCATCTCTTGTTCTATCATCAACAGGTCCTATATAAACATATTTAGTAGTTTTAGGAGCAATACTCATCATTTGGTTAGTTACTTGCCTTGAATAAGAATTAAGGCTTGTATTAACTAATGTTTGCATTTGTGAATTAGATATACTTGCATTAGTAACATTCTCTAATATTTGTGTTGTAGATAATCCTGCTTGTAACCCTTTAACAACTTCAGTTCTAATGCTACCTGATATTGTTCTTATTATAGAGTTATCAAATAATTGTTCATTAAGTGCTGCAAATGTAGATAATGCTCTTGGATTTATATCTGCAAAACCTATGGTAGATTCTAAGACACCTCTGTGTGCATTAGCATAAATAGATGTAGCCTTTTGTAGTTTGTTTTTAAGTGTTCCCTCAACATCAATAGATAATAAAGTATTAGCAAACTCTGTTATATCACCTATCTCTTCACCTATAAGATATAATGAAGCTATTAGTTCTGATTTAGCCTTATCAACAAGACCAGCTATATTATTAGCAGACAAATCTATATCTCTTTGATTAGCCATTATTTAAGTAAGTCAGTTACTGATTTACTTGATTGCCAAAACTTACAAGACCAGTATCTTGCTTTTGTTTTGTCTGTTGGTTTGTTAGAATCACACTTGTGTCTTGCTCTAAATGATTTTCTTTTAGTATCACTTGCTCTTTTAATAGATAAGTTAGGGTCACCAAACATAACCTTCTTTACCTTATCACCTGACTTAACAAATACTTTAAACTTCTTCCTACCATATCCAGCTTCACCTTTTGTAATTCTTGAAGGTTTATCTAACTTAACTGACTTGCCTTGATACTCTGCCATTACTCTACAGGTCTTTGCAATGCTTGTAGTAATGCAGATTGAGGTTCTTCTGTTTCTTCTTCTTCAAGTTCCATCTCTGTGTCTTGCTTTTCAAATAGTATATCTAATGCTTCTTCTCTATCTAAATCAGGATTCTTTTGCATCAGTATATCTGCTTTATCTATAAGTCCATGTGCAAGTTCCCACTCCCACTTTTCTCTTTGCTCTTTATCATTAAGAACTTCTATTGCTTCAGAAAAGTCTACATCTTCTAAATCACCTGCATCTTTACCATCTTCTACTGCTATGATAATTCTTTCTAAATCAAATAGTTTATGTTCTATTTCTTTCCATCTTGTAACATCTGACTTTCTATCATCTGTTAGTTCCATATTCCTTAGCTTAAGTGCTACACCTGAAGCAGCAGTTGAACCTTCAACAAATGAAGTAGGTAGATGATAGTTCTGTGCTAACATCTTATAACTGCTTTGTATGGATTCATCAAGTGCTGGAACTGCATTAGGAGGAGAAACAATGCTTATACTACCATCAACACCAAGATAGTTAATCTTATCTTGACCAATCTCCATTGTATCTTTGTCTATACCTGCACCATTAACAAACAGATAACCAAATGATTGAAACATTATGTTAGCATTCTTATTAGTTTCTGCTACATTAATAGCTAAGTTTGTTTGTATTAAATCTGTTGAAGCATTAGTATCTAAGTAATCTGTTTCAGGCTTACCATCTCTAAAGCATTCTACAAATGGTAATACACCATAAGGATTAACCATATCAGGATTATCATCATGTGTATACATCTTTCCATTCTTATCAAATATAAAGTGATTTTCAGAATCCCAGTATGCAAACTGTTCAGGAGTAGTATCCAAGACCTCTGCTTTGTCTGCAATAGGATAAACAAAAGCATAAGGATTAAGTGGGTCATCATCAAATAATGGTTCATAATCCATAATAATATCATATTCTATACAAGTAGACCCATCTTGTTTATACCTCCAGCAAGGTTTAATTAAAACACCATCTAATAGGTTAGTCATTCTTTCTAATCTTTGCAACTTATGGTCTTTACCATTAAAGTAATCAGTAACATCTTCATTTGAATATGTCCTAATAGGTGATTGCATATACACAAGTGATATTCTGTTTATAATTCTTTTTGTTATATTAACATTACCAATAGGCACTTTAGATAATGTAGAATCACTAAAATAATCACCTACATATTCTTTAGTGTTTCCTTTATAGTAATCAAGTGCTTTGTATCTACTATTTTTCCACTTGTTCTTTCTTTGTTGATTAATGTCCCATTTACTCATTAAGACACTTAGTTCACCTATGTTTGGTATCATATCTTGCTCCTATTATCTATCTTGTGTTCCTATTACTGGTTTAACTACTGGAAATTCCCAATCTACACCATATCCAAAAGCATCAGACATGTGTGTCAATTCTTTATTACTTTTATCTATATCTCTGCTACCTTCTTTGTTAGTAACCTTTTCTAAATCCCCAATTAACATCTTACAAGATTTATCAATGATAATATTATCTTTTGATAAGTTGTTATTAACAGCATTTACTCTATTAACAACTCTTGGATTAATATGTTTTACCATTACCCTTATCCCATTCCTCCTAACTATATCTATATCTGAATATTGTGCTGATGAATGTCTTGAACTACCTGTTGCATCAGGATAAGCATAATACACCTGATTAGGATACATTCTTCTTATTTCATCACACATTCTTTGTGTCATCAAATCACCTTCACCTCTATGGTATAAGGCAATCTCTTTGACCACTCTAATAAAAGGCTTTTGTTTGTAGACTTGGAAGATGACTGCTGATAATGGGTCAACATTCCAGTCCATTCCAATTCTGATGGGCAATCTACTGTTATAGGATACTTCAGCTGTGTGCTGTTCTCTATTGAAAGCATAATAAGTTGCTCCTCTACTTAAATTAACAAACTGACCTTCCATATATGCTTGTAGCATCTTTTCATCATAGTTGCTTTCAAGCAGCTTAATGTAATTCTCAGGCAGATAAGTATTATCTCTTGTCTTACCATGAATTAACAATCTATCATCATTATTATCTTCTACAAATATCTTATGGCAATAGTGATAACCTTCAGGAGTAGATACAATAAACATCTGACAATCATTTGCACCTCTCATTCTACCTATTGCTTTTTTAAATGCTATATCACAATTCTTATATGATTCTACATCAAATTCATCAAAACCTATATAGTTTAACTCTGCTCCAATAATTCTTTGTGGCTTTTGTAGCTGGTATATCTTAATAGTTCCATAAGGTGTAGTGAACTTATGCTTTGCTATATTGTATTGGTAGTAAATACCCTTAGCTTCAAGTAGTTCTTTAAATGGATTAACAAATAGTTCTTCTGCTAAATCATAAGTAGGATATATAATCCAACCATTAGAAACACCTTTGTTATTCTTTTTTGTTATATGTGATATAAATACCTTCCTTAAAAAGATATGTGTTTTACCTGAACCAAAACCAGCTATAAGTCCTGTAATAGGTTTCTTTGATGTCAAAAAACTCCATTGATGAGGAAAGTAATCTTTCTTATGTAAAGTTAGATTACAGTTCATCAAAATTAATGTCAGTTATAGGCTTAGATATTTCAACTTCTTGTTTCTCTGTGTAACCTCTTTTCTTACCTTTACACTTCAAAAAGAATATAATAGCTGTTATATCACCTTTGTTGATTTTATTTAATAACTGATTTTCTGCAAGGTCTATCAAGCCTTCTTTAATATTATCACATAGTTCACTAAATGATTCATCTTCAATCCATCTGTAATAAGTTTGTCTTGAAATGTTTGCTTGAGTACAGGCTTTTGATATATTACCAAGATTCAACTCTAAGCCTTGTAAGAACAATTCTTTTTTAGTTGGTTTTGTAACCTTTGTTACTTCAGAACCTCTGTTTTCTGTATTTTTATTCATATTTTCCTATATGTAATATAACATCTCTACTTAGAAAAAAAAGTAAAATATTGTTTATTTAACCTTTTCTTATACTTAACTGCTTCTTTCTTTGTTAAGAACTTCTTTCCATTTACTATGTATATAAAGCCTAATTCTTGTTTGATGTCTTTGTTCATCTAAAATAATGTTGCTTGTGTTGTAGGTTTATAACTTGCATCATACCTTTTGTTTTTACCTTTAGGATATGGTTTTATTTCATATTTAAGATTTTTTAACATATTTTTCTTTTGTGTTTTACTACCTATAAAATAAACATATCTGTTTTTAGGTTTTCTTTCAACCTGATATAAATTATCTCCATATTTTTGTTTTAATTTGCTTATCCTATCTTTTTCATAAGAAAACTCATCCATTAAGGTCCTTGTATGTATATCTTCTTTACCTTTTAATTTCCAATCTTTTTGTGTGTGTGAATGTCCAGTATACAAAAAGTTTGTTGCTTGATATATATATCCATAATGTCCTTGTTCTATTTCAGAATAACTAATTATAATTTTTGGTTTAGGTAACATTTTTAATGTTTGAGATACAAAATAAGAAAGACAATTTTTATCATTATTATCCACACATAATCTATTTAATTCATAAACAATTTTTTTATATTTTTTGCCACATACACCAATTAACATTCCAATAGGTAAAGCATTTCCATAAGTGCATACTCCAACTAATTTTTTTTTCTTAAACAATCCAAAAGCATAAGATATTGATGTTAATCTTTTCATGTAATGTTTATTTAACAACCAATCATAAGTTTCTTGTGATTTAATACTATCTACTTTGTATATATCTTTTATACTCATATTATTTATTTGCTTGATAAAATGCTTTAGCAAAACCTGGTGGTGTCATACTTCTTAATCTTGCTCTTTCATTTTTTGGTAACTTAAAACTATCATAAAACAATCTTGCCATTCTTTTCTTAACACCTTTTTTAGATATAAATTCTACCATATCAGGTTCTACTACATCAGTTGGTTCAGGCATGTTAAAATTACCCCATAAACAAGTTCTTTTACTATAAGCATCACCATATTGATAAGGTTGGAATGTGCATTTTGCATCACCTATATAATGTTTTAATCTTCCTACTGGATTTTCTAAAACCCAAAAATGTGGATTAGTTGTTAATACAATTCTTAAACAAGCATCTACTACTGATAATCCATCTAATAATGGTTCTTTACCTTTTTTCTTCCAATGTCTTGCTCCACTACCACTAAAGTGAGTGCAAGGTGGTGCAGCAAGAATACCATGTATTTTTTCTTTAGGTTTCTTAAATAATCTAACATCACCAGTGCCATAATCATCTTCTAACCATTCTTGTGGGTCAATTACCCTAACATCATATCCATTTTCTTTATATGGTTTGCTCCAACTACCTGTTCCACCACATAAATCTAATATTATTTTATCTTCATTAAATATAGTCATATTATTATCTCTGTATAAGATTCTTTGTCATCATATTCTTTTGTTGCTCTAAGTTCTATCACTTGGCTATCATCTAAATAAACTAATTTATTCATACAATCCATATAGAACTTTACATAATTATCTACATCAGGTCTTTTAATATGATATACTGGTGCTGTTTTTTTTAATTCATTAGCATACTTACCAGTTCTAAAGTGATTTTTTGGTCTCTTAATGTGAAATACAAAACCAATCTTTAATGCATCTGTGTATGGTTCACCAGTAAACTGCTCTTTTATTTGTAGTATTGCTATCTTCTTATCCTTGCTTGAAGGGTCATAGACAAACCCTCTTGCAAATCTATGCCTTTTCTGTGCTATGCAGTTATCTATTCTTAGTTTCATAATATCCTTAAAGGTTATGGCTGCCTATATAGTGTGAGCTGGAGAAACATATAGGGATAGTATATGCTTGATAGACAGCCATAGGTTTTATAATAATCCCAATTCTTTTTTATATAATTTTTTATACAAATACTCTAATCCTACTTTTTTTAAACCATATAATTTTGTATGCCTTAGTGTTCCTATTTCTTTATCTGATTTATTAGGTTCTAATTTTTTTATAATTTTGTTACCTAATTTTAATTTTGTTGTTTTTTGTTCTTTATAGGTCCAACAATCATTGCAAATTTCAATGCTATTTTTTCTTTGAATCATAATGCTAAAATTCTTTATAAATTTTGCATAAGAACAAACTTCACAAATACTCCATATTCTTAATTTTTTATCTTGTCCACCTTTTTGATTACAATCTATCATTTTAACCCCAATGCTTTTTTTCTTTCATCATCATTAGCTGCATCACTTGCTTCTGCTGCTTTAAATTTAGATTGTTGAGCTTGGTAGTCAGCTTCAATTCTTGCCTCTCTCTTTTCAATATCTTCATCACTTGCAGATTGAAACTTCATGTTAGTATTAAACTTCTTACTATTCTTAACCCAAGTAGACATTCTTTTCCTTACATTAAATATGCTTTGTTGTTGATACCTTAAAACATGCCCACCATCATTGTGTTCTGTCCAATATTCTATGAACTCCTTAATCATAACAGGGTCTAACTTCATATTAAGCACTTCTTTTTCTACTCTTTTTGCAAATTCTTTCTTTTTAGTATCTACATCTTTAACCTTATCTATATCTTTATCTTTAACACTTAGCAAA